CCCATTTGATCCATCTATTCAGAATCCTGATATTCGTAAAAATGATATCCATGCGACCACTTTCGCAATGGGGAATAATCCAGTGTATAATTGTTTTTATTCGCTATATCTAAAAGATCTTCGTGAATCTTCGCGGTTTGTTGACTTGTATATATATTTTCCGGGCTTTCAATCAATCCAACAACACACAATCGTTGATCAATCATAATTTCTTGAACCAGAATTAAAAAATTGGTGTGCTTGTATACGAGACAATGGCTGTAATCTTTATGCCGATTCTCTGTACACCATATAATAGATTTCCATGCTTCATTGATCCTTAAATCCGACAACGGGGTTGGATCGTCTTTCCAATTTTGTATCCAGTTATTTGCATACGTTTTTACGTGTGATTTATCCAAAACATGCATATGTTTATTTGAACATAATAAACAGACTCCCCATAACCATTTCATACTGTATATTTACTATAGAATATTATCAAATCGCCGCAACTCCTCCCGTAGATCCAAATCCTCCTTCCCCACGTTGTGTATTTGACAAAGCACTGTCATCGTTCACCAATACCACCTTAAAGGGTTCCAATGTAGGAGTACAGATTTGCAGCAAACGGAAATTAGATTCACATTTCACGGGTTCTTGGCTATAGATCACATCAAACATTCCAATGAGTTCCCCCCGATATCCACTGTCAATAATGCCCACGTTATTTGCCAGTCGAAAATGACTCTTGGAAATACTGGACCGCGGATACATATAAAAGGCGGATGGATTTGTCTCTTTCACCATTTCGCACTTCACTTGAAAATTGACTTTGTTGACTTTATGTACTTGCATTTCGATTTCTTCGGGAACATATAAATCAAATCCACTGTCCACATTTGGATTGTGAAACACGTTATTGTTGTGTCGTTGAACGGCTTCTTCGTATTGATGAAACAAGTTATCGTTGTCCGCATTCACGTGCATGTAAAGGGTGTATTCGGGGTTCCGTACAAAATGAGTCATTGGTATATGTATCTATTTCTAACTCTTTAAATCTCTATTCAATTTTATTGGAAACATAGCGGATGATTATTTCCATTTTTCGACGACTGAATCCTCCGAACCAAATGCTAAACAAACATAGAAAAATAAAGACTTGAATTGGATTGGTGCAGTCTATTCCTTGAGGAGTGTATTCCACTTCAGACACTTCTAATGAGGAAGGTTCTTCGTTGCTGGGTGTACAAGCCAAAGGAATATGTTTATGGAATTGTGAATACAGTGGCCTCGATTTCAACCTAGCTCTCGACCTCGACGACGAAAAATGATGATGAAACATTATATATAATAATCATCATCATTTAAGTTTTATTTCAAATAAAGTCATCTTCATATAATTTTCTTTTTGAATCTTACACACGTTCAATTCATCCAATATTTCAATTAATGATTCTGACTTTGCAAGTTGTTTGATATAATGACAGAATATAACGACTTGGCGTTCTGATTTATCAAATTGAAATAAATCATCGTTATTATGAACATCAAACCACTGTATTGTTTTATCGAAAAAGTTCATTAAAATGGCCGTGATGACATAATAACAAAAGGCATTCGTATCTTCTTTATAAATGGTTTTACATATTGCTCCTTTTTCACTACTAATCGTATCTTTATACGTGAGCTGAAATAAGTTTAACATTTTAGATGCTTGTAATAGCGAATGAATGCGCTCGATATTGAGGTTTAACGCAAACACTTCACAAAACTCTTTACAATTCATGGACGGTTTTAGGGTGTACGTAAACAGCGCACAGTTCAACACCCGGGCCCAAAATTCCACAAATGATTCAAATACAAGAAATTTGGAATGGATAAAAAAGGTATTTTGAAATAAGTTGGGAAACTGAATCTGTTCTTCGTGAAAATCCATATTGAACGCATGGAAACATTCATGAAGAAGGACTTTCATCCATTCTTCTTCACGATAAATACAAATATGCATTTCTGAAAACATACTGTATCCGCTGTTGATATGAATAGGTTGAATGACCTGATTAAATCCCCCCGGAACCATCTTTTTCAAGGACGTCAAATATAAATCAATGATCATGACCTCTTTTTTTTCATTCTTGATATTCTGTAAACAGAGACAAACGATCCATTTGATATAGGATATATAATCGGCAATAGGGACCATTCGATTTGTGTATATGGAAACCGTAAAATCAATATTCTTGTGCGAAAATACAACCCTATATTGATAATGTAATGTTTTATGAATGGTTTGAATCACCTCTTGTGGTAAAAAGCTAGACGGAGTCAATTCACAAGGACTGGACATATCCTTTACACTATAATCATGATGGAGTTTACAAGAGTCCTTATAAGAACTACATATTCGCTCATAAATCTTTTTAGACAATACCATATCCTGATAAGATACATCCATTTTATTCAAGTATTTTTTCAAGATATCCACGATTTCATCATTCATGGTATTGTCAATGACCATTTTGCGAGGCTTGATATTCTTTTTACTTTTCATTCTATATACTCTATGTGGTTATTTTTATATTCGTTTTAAGATACAACTTCTTTCAATCGCACGAGTTGGGTTTCAAATACATATTCATGATCTTTTTTCTCATATGCCTCTTTTATTTGACTCTTTTCTTCACTGGATAACGCTTTACTGGATAACGTGTCCAGTGATTTCAAGTCTACATAATGATACTTGTCATTGGTTTTGGTGATATACAAGATCTCTTCCGGATTATAGTTTTTGAATAATTCATTTTCCTTGGCTTTGTCGTGATCCACCAAGGATTCGATATCATTCAGAGCACCGAGTACACTAAAGTGGGGAATCGAGGAGTTTTCGTCTACCACAATACACTTTATATTCAAAAAGTATTCCATTAAGAGAAGAACAGTAGGAGTAATACTATCTTCGGTTAACTCGTTTGCTTGCGTCGGAACAAAATCCTTAGTTGACTCATGAAACCAAGTTTTCATAGACTCCTTGATGTCATCCCGAGTCTTTTTCTTATGTGCTTTCATATGCTTATTTGCAATTGTCTTATGATATAATACGAGTATATTGCGAAGACGAAGCGAACTATAATGCTTGCTACTTGGCGTTTTTTTGACGTCGGCACATTTTTGTTTAAGTACGTCTTTTAGTTCTTTCTCTTCCTTTTCCTCGCTAGTTCCAGCGTCTTCTTCCTTGTCTTTTCCCTCGCTCTTCCCAGCGTCTTCTTCCTCGGCTTTTCCTTCTAATTCTCCTTCTTTTCCCTCCTCTGTAGCTGTCTTCAAAGCTTTCTTCTGAGGTAACACCTCTAAACTCTGGATAAATGATTCTAAAATATGCGGTTGTTCATAATAATGATTATCCACGAGCAAAGTCAAGGCGGAAAAATCAATATTGCGATGCGTCATTGTCTTTTGTTTCTCTTCATCTTCTTCCATCATTTCGTAAATACCGAGTTTACTCACCACCTTTTCACTATAGATCAAATATACATTGCTGTATAAAAGATCATTCTGCTCAGGATGAGTTAACACGTTCCCCATGGCAATCACATGATTGTTTCCAAAGATAGTAATGTTATACAAATCCGTTTCAAGAGAACGATCTTCTTCGTTTAAGGTATTCTCTTTGAATTCGAAATCATAGTTTAATCCTTTCACCAATAGAGAAGACACTCTTTCGTTCATTTGTATACATAAAGTGATTATTTTATTCTTCATTTTTACGAATGATATCTTCAATATCCATTAATTTAAACTTCATTTTGTTGTTTTTTCCATTTCCTTTCCATTCGTGTAAATAACGTTGATTCCTCTTAATGACTTCCCAAGATTCGTGAAATAATAAGTAGTCGATAACCTCCTTTAGAATCAAATATAAACTATCCACCACTTGCTCGTTTTCGGAAATATATTCCACTTGTTCAATCGTCGAAATACACCTTTCTTGAAAATACAGAATAACATCCACAACATCACTTATATCACATAAACAATAGGCCAACGATTTACATAAAAAAAGCGTGAAGTTCTTCATTTTATCTAATTTTTTCACGTGTAAACAATAATTATCATAATCTTCATTCGGAGACACGTGTTGAATCGTTTTATACTCGTCTAAATAAGTTTGAATATGATTCTTAAAAATGGTTTTGAACTCTTCGTGTTTGCTACAAAGATCATTATATAATTGCGCATACAGTCCACAGCACAACGAGTTATTGGTAATGATCTCGAAAAACTTATTACAAATCTGTTGACTTGTTTCTGATTCCTCCAAAGTGAGTTTATCCATAATATCCATTATTTCTTTACTCAGTTTATCATACGTTTTATCGGTTATTTTATTCAAACATTTATACACATCATTCAATACATCTCCGTCTTTTTTTATTTTGGGTTTTTCAAAAAGTTCATAATACTTGGCATGATTGATTTCTTTGATATTCAATTTCTTTTTAATTTGATAGATACATCTCAAGGACTCTTCAGGGAGGCGATTCTCTTTTCGATCCAATGATTTCGACATACGAACAAAATCGGAATAGGTATATACGCGATTTTCGCCCATGAATAAAACTATATATATTATTGAAACAATATTTAAGTCTATTTATTAAACGATTTAATTCGTTAGAGTATAAAAAAATCAATCTATTCTACAATAATGGAATCTTTCTTAAAAAACTATATGAACTTCTATAAACAAGAAGTGGTGGTGGATGCGGGAGAAGAATGCGAAGAAGATCCGGAAGTCATTAAGCAGAATCTGTTGACTCGCTACGATTTTAAATTGCCCATTGAATATCATGATTCTCAATGTTTAAATGAAACGGTATTGTCCGACATTGAATTTCAAAAGAAGGATGAAGGTAATTTATTTCATCACTTACTTAAATCCCCTCAGAGCCATGAGCCACTGTTAATACAGAAATGGAGCTCTCTTTATAGTACCAAAAAAGATTTCTTAACAGATAATCAAAATCTATTAAAACAATATGTTCCAAAAGAGACAAAAATGGATTCATTTGTCTCTTCTTATTTAAACTTCAAAGGAGAGCAAAACTTTTTGAGCAAGTATCAATACATTCAATTCCGGCGATTCTTTTTTTTAAACTCCATGATTGGATTTTTACAATGCTTGGCCATCTATAATTTATGTAGCCCATTATTGTCTCTACTTTCACCGATCATTGGTCTCATCATTCCTTATTTTATCTTTTATTTCAAAGGCATTAAAATTGGGTTTTCAAATTATGTACAAATGATGAAAAAGATGATATTATCCAGCAATATCATCAAGAATCTATTGAATTTCAGAACTGGGACTATGCAACAAAAGTTGTATACCTTTATGTATATCTTTTTTTACGTATTAGGCGTATATAACAATGTCAATTCTTGTATTCATTTTTATAAAAATACGAACTTTCTCATTGATTTTAATTCAGAATATTATAACTATTTGTGCGAAGGAACCCAATTGATTGATCATATTCATGATCAAACCAAAACATTGAATCAATTCTCGGAGTTTAATGAAACAATGGTGGCATATCGTTCCAATATCCAAAATATGAAACACACCATTCAAGGGATCAATCAATGCAAAGAAAAACTGATCAAATGTGGGCAAATCGGGTTATTATTAAAATATAATTTTGATATATTTCACAATGAACAGTATCATGATACAATCATGTATCTCATCTATTTACACCAATACCACATCAATATGTCGAGTATTTCTTCTTTTGTTCAGAAGAAAAAGATGAAAGGGTGCTCCTTTTCAACCTCCAAACCAACGAAATTAAAAAAAATGTATTATTTGGGACACATTCACGAAAAACCAATCAAAAACAGTGTGAAATTAGATAAAAATATCATCATAACGGGTCCAAATGCTTCGGGAAAAACAACAATCATTAAATCAACCATTATCAACTTATTTTTGTCTCAAAGTCTAGGAGTAGGATGTTATAAATCTTGTACGGTAAATCCATATACATTTTTCCATTCTTATTTGAATATACCAGATACTTCCAATCGGGATAGTTTATTTCAAGCCGAAGCACGAAGATGCAAGGATATTTTTACCTTCATCAAGGAAAATAGTGACAAACGACACTTATGTATCTTTGATGAGATTTATAGCGGAACCAATCCAGAAGATGCCGTATTATGTGCAACCAATTATTTGACCGGCATGAATACATATAAGTCATCCGTAGATTACGTACTAACCACTCATTATTTAGGACTATGCAAAGAGTTTGAAAAGAAGGAACAGATTAAAAACCAACAAATGTGCGTGAAAGAATCATCAGAAAACATTGAATATACATACATATTGAAAGATGGAATTAGTGATATTCATGGTGGTTATCAGGTTCTTCGTAATTTAGATTACCCGGCCGAACTTTTGTAATAAGTATTTCGTTTAAAAAATCATTTAAATATAATATGAATTAATAAAGTAAATGTCTTCTTTTTCAAGTATACTAGATGTATCGAGTTTCTTCATAGGTGTATTGGTAAACTTATTATTGGTTGCGATGATTTGTTTTTATTTTAAGAGAAAAATCGACAATCTTGAACTGTCGCAATCCGAACAAGCAAAAATATTATTCCAGATTGTACAAGATCAATCTCAGCCACAAGGAGTTCCCAATGAAATGTATCCGGTATTAAATGGATTAGATCTGAATCAATTGGGTGAATCCGAAGAATCCGACACCGTTCAAGCTCAACAAGGAAATGAAGAAAGTGAAAACGAAAGTGAAAACGAAAGTGATGGCGATAGTGATAGCGAAAGCGATGAAAATGAAAGCGAGGATGAAAACGATGTGGAAAAAGACTTGGAAGTGAAAAAGATTGATTATGAACAAGAAGATCATCTTCCCGATGATTATTCTAAGTATACGGTCAAAGAACTCCGCAGTTTACTGGAAAATAAGGGGGTCTCTCTTCATTCGCGTGCCATGAAAAAGCAAGAATTGATTGATCTGATTTCTTCTACCAATGCTCAAGTCATCGAAGAAGTGGTCAAAGTGGAAGAAATGGAGGAAATTGAAGAAGTGGAAGAAAGCACCCCTTTAGTTCAACCACCGGAAATAAGCGATATAAATGAATAAATAAAATATATAAGTGTATATATATTATCATGGAAGATGCTCGTATTTTTTCAAATTATGTGCCAAACCCAGTTCTCGAAAAAAAGATTCAAATGAAAAACGGAATCAAAGACAATGAAGCATATCGGCGATTTTTAGTGAATAATGCCGAGCGAATTAGGAGTGAAAATCAAATCCATAGTATTCAGGAAAATGTACCCATGAACTTCACTCCCCGTATGCCGGGAACAAATACGCCCCACGTATTCGATTCGATTCAAGATAACGTATTTCCCTATGGATATGAAACCAATGCCGTGAAATCAAAATACTTATCGAGACAAGAATTAGCGTCGACGCGAATCAATAAATACAAGTATTGTAATGTATAGAATATTTAAAAAGGTTCAATAAATAGTATATACGATGTTTATACTATCTATTG